TTAATCAGGTGTGATCATGGTTGCCAGTGGGTTCAACGTTACAGCTTGTTGCAAATGGTCTGGCGCGAAGTGGGCATATTTCATGGTCATTTGGATATTGGCATGGCCCAAAATACGCTGAAGGGTGAGAATGTCGCCGCCATGTTGCATGAAGTGGCTGGCAAAGGTATGGCGGAAAACGTGGGTTTTCTGGCCGTCCGGTAAACGTGGGAACAATTTTGCCAAACGCTTTTCCAGCATTTTACGCACTGGTTGAACTGGCAGGCCGTGTTCTTCATCGTAGCGCATCAGCTCTGAATACAAATCTTCACTGATTGGCACCGTTCGGTTTTGTTTGGTTTTGGTTTTAGTGAACGTGACCTTGAACTGTGAAACCTGTGATCGGGTTAAGTTCTCAATCTCGGAAATACGTGCGCCGGTTGACATGCACAACTTGCAAACCAACAGGTATGACGCCTTATAAGTCGCCTTTTCAAAGCTGCCAAGTAATAGCCTGATTTCATCTTCAGTGAGATACGTCATTTCAGCTTGGTCACTTGCCAGTTTCTTCACGCTCGCCAATGGGTTTGGCAAGTGCCATTCGTCCGCACTGATCAGGAAATTAAACACACCTTTCAACAATGCCAGGTCAACATTGTGCGTGGCTGCTGCGGCTTGTTTGTCTTTGCCATGTTGGGCAGCGTATCGGTTTACGCGAAGTGATCGCCAGTGCAGGAACTCTTTTGCAGTGAATTCACGCGCCAGCGGGTTGCCCAATTCTTCAATGGCCTGATGCAAACGCTTCAAACTTTTTGCGCCGCTGGTTAAGTGTTGGCCGTGCAGCCGAAACCATAAATCCGCCAGTTCTTTCAAGCTGCGGGATTCTGCCTTTTGTCCCATCCATGGGCGAGCGTTAGCCGCATCCATAGTGAAGCGCTCAAAAGAAAGCGCCTCGCCTTTGGTGGCAAAGCGCTTGCGCACCCGCTTGCCCTTTGAGCCGTGCGGGTAACATTCACAAATCCAAGGCAGAGCACTGCCGTCTTTAAGGTTTCGGACTGACATAATTAGATTTCAGCTAACAGCTTTTCTTTCTTCTCGTTGAACTCGCTTTCGGTGATCACACCTGCTTCTTTAAGTTCAGCAAGTTTCTTCAGTTTCTCAACCGCATCTGGTTCTGATTGCTGGGGCTCAATTTTGGCATGCTCTGTTTGATAGCGACCAGAATCAACAGCATCAGAAATACGCTGCTCCAATTCCTTATCAGCAAAAGTCTTGAACGTTAAATCATCGTGGCTTGTGTGGAATCTTAAAACGCGATGACCAAGTGTTGATTTGCGCTCCACAGAAGTGATCGCTTTCAGTGGAATGGTTTCCAGCACTTCACCAAGAAGCCCTTTTCGATAGAAAACTACGCGAGAGCCAGTCACCATCAACACGCCATTGTGTTGCGTGTCTTTGCCCTTGCCCATCATTTCCCCGATGTAACCTTCAGCCCAAACAAGAACCGACTCACCGCTCTGCAAATGGCGATCTTTGAACTTGACGACATGCTTAGACTCTTTCATTTAAACGACTCCATTTTTTATTGTTGTATTGGGATTAATCCCTAATCATGCTCATGGCGACACGGCCTAATACTTTTATATCGCCTTCATCAACAGTCAGTGTCGAGCCATTAAACTCCACAGCCAGTTTCTTGCCTGGCAAACGTTGAATCTGGTTAATCGAAAAGTTGCCATCCACATCAATCAAATAGCGGCCTGATGTTGGGTTGGTTTCATTCTTATCAATGAAGAACCGGGTATCACTCTGTTCAATTACCAATGTGCTATCAGCAAGAAGTCCGTAAACCTCAAGCGTCTTTTCATCCAAAGATAAGTTGCCAGTTTCCTCAAGTTCACCATTTTTCAAAGTGCTAACCGTCAGACTTTCAGTTGCCAATACTCGATTGGACTCGTACGGCTCACCAGTGCCAAAAGAAAGCCACTCAACAGAAACCCCCAAAGCAAGATGGAGACGAAGAACAATCTCATAAGAGAGGTTTCCGCGCTCAGACCAGGTCGAAATTGTGGATTTTGGAACCCCAATTACGTCCGCAAGCTGCCCATGTGAGTTTTTTCCTGTGATCTGCATCAACCTTTCAATAAAAGGTTTCCCACCAACGTACGCAGGTGCGGGTATTTGCGCTTGCAATGAACTCATATGCGATCAATAATCCTCAAAGTTGAACGCTCGCACGCTAAAACGAACACATACACGCCAAATTAGACAAAGTAACGGAGAAGGATACCACTATGAGCGCTTACCCAATAGCACCGCCCGCACCATTCGTAACAAAAAAACGCTTCGCCGAAATGACCGGACAAAGCCCGCGCGCAATCGACAGCATGATTCAGAGTGGCGAATTACCGATTCTTCCAAAGAAGGGTCGCAACTCAGCCGCACTCATCAACCTTGTTGCTCTTTACCGCCGCAGCGCAGAGCAAGCCGCATGAATTCGGCTAATCACTCAAATGAAAGACTGCAATTCAAAAACCTGCCTTTGTGGTACAGAGTTTTCGGATTTGCAGTCATTTTTTGCCTTACGCACTCAATTGAGTATTGATGATGACTCAAAATAATCAAATGGACGGTTCACGTGGGAATGTCCCGCAAGGTTGGCGAGCAGGTTGTCAGGCATTTGCCGCGCTTCGCCTTTCCAGTCAGTTGGAGCGTGGACTGGGTTATGCAGCGGGAACCATCCGCAAGCGCATCAACCCAGATTACGCCGAAGCGAAGCTGACCGTTGAACAACTTATCGAAATCACCAACCGCTCAGGCCGCCCGGAACTGATTGAGGGTGTTTTGCAGAGCGTCAATTACGTGGGTGCGCCAATCACAGGTGCAGACACAGAAGAAACATTGGCAATCAAGGCGCTGAAAGCCAGCCAGTTTTCTGGCGAGTTGGCGCAAGTCGTTCTGCAAAACGCCAACGGCAGCCGCCTACCGCGTACCGAGCGTGACCGCATCAGAAACATTGCGAGTGCAGGCATTCGCAACTTCGTTTCTGTGATCAACACCATCGAAACCAAAACCGCAGGGATTCAGCCGCTTCTGTCCATAGGTGCAGATGTCGCAGCGGGTTTCCCCCTGCCCGGCATCGCATAAGGAAAACGCATCATGAGCAACGCATTTGCACTAACCAGCCAGCCGCACAACAGCAATCAGGCACGCGCCTTGATTGAGCAAGCTGCCAACGCCGACACGCGCCCAGCGGAAGACAGCATCGCTGCTGCAAAAGCGCTATTCACCAAAGGCCACAAGCAAAGCCAAATCGCTCTCGTATACAACGGTCTAGATGAAAGACAGCGTGGACTGATCCTGTTGGCTGGACGCGCAGACCACAAACTTAGAGATAAGAACTTCAAAGAACTGGACGACCTGACCCGCGAAAAAGTGCGCCGTGGCTTGAAAGAGTTTTCAAGCGTGGTTCGCCGCTTTAACAACGCCGTGGGCCATATCGAAAAAACCCTACCTTCAGATTTCAGATAACGGCAAGCAGTACCTTTGGCCCTTCGGGGCCTTTTTTCGTCAGTTGAGAAAGGCAAACACCATGGAAGAACAAAAAGTGAAAGACCTGAAAACCGCGATAGATGGACTGATTTGGTTGAGCACTGAATCAGTGCTGCAACAACCCCGCCGCTTTTTGGTGGACGTGTCAGTTTGGGCAAGTCGCAAAACCGCAAAGGTAGAGATTTTGGACGCCCGCACCGAAGCCGTCATTTATCTGGATTCAAGCAACGGCAAACCCTTCACCGCAGAAACCATTCTGGCAATGGAAGACCGCTTGATCGAGAAATTAGCCGACCTAAAGAAACCGCAGGAGCAAGCAGCATGATCAATTTCCTCGCCATATTCCTCAACCATGACGGCAAAATCGTGCGCAACGAAAAAGCCGAAGTGATGAACATCCAACTGGGTGAATTCGAATCCAAAGACACGGCGATTCAACAGGCAATGGCGCAGCTTGGCTGCGTGAAAGCCGTGAATAACGTGATCCTCAAAGGCCAAAACAAAGGTGGTTTCATGGTGGTTGATGCGCAGGAGTTCGCCGCAGTATGACCCGCCCTGCAACCCCACTGGCGATTCCGGGAACCGCCGCCGCATACGAAGCAGAAAAGCTGGCCCAATTGTGGGCCGCTGGCGCTTTGCCTGCGCGTGAGGTTTCCGGCCTTGCCCTGCCACCGGAAAAACACACCCGCGAACCGGAGGCAATGAGCGTCACCGAGCGCAAGCTTTACTACGTGAACCCAGACGACCACGACTGGCGCAAACCTTACTTTGCCGATCTGCCTGATTACCTGGTGCGCTACTTTGCCAATAAATACATTGGCATTTTCAACAGCAAAGGCCGCAAGGCTGCAAACGAATTCGTTACCAAACGAATGGGCGGTGAACTTCAGCGCCGCATTCGCTTGGTCATGAACCGTTACCGCAAACTGCCAACCCTGAAGAAAGTGGCAGCACTGGCGGGCGACTACGCCGACAAACTCAACGAAGCCGACAAACGCGCCGCACAAGGCAAAGTGTTTGTTGGCCCACAGCAAGAACGCCTGCCGTTCGACTTCGCCACCGCCACACAACGCCCACAGCGCGAAAAGCTACTGTGCGAGCTCGACCGCGACGAAATCAAAGAAATGGCCTTTCAAATGGCGAACGTCTGCCAAGAAAAAATGCTGGCAGAAGTCGACGCCCTGCCATCAGGCACCAAGCACAAAGAAGTGGCTCAACAAGCCTATGAAGCGTTGGCAAAGTTCGTGGAAAGCCTCGGCATCAAGCCACAGCTCACCAAAAAGCGCCCAACGGTAGAAGATTACGAATGCGCATTGCTGGCAACCACCAACGAAAAGTGGTGGGAAAACCGCTTGAAGAAATCCCGCAAAATCATGCGCGAACACCTCGCCATTGCCATGGGCCAAGTCAGCAAGAATGCCAGCCCATATTGCTCACGCGATTGCCAATACGAATACGAAGAACAGAAGAAGCGCAACTGGGAAGCGATCGAAGCCATGGAACTGTTCGACGCCGAAACCGAAGAAACCGCCTCACTGAAAGACATGGTATTGAAGTCAGTGGCAAACCCTGCCATTCGACGCATGGAACTCATGGTGCGCACACGTGGTTGCGAAGATATCGCCAGCCACTTTGGTTTAACAGGCCTGTTCCTGACACTGACCGCGCCAAGTTGTTACCACAACACCTACAAGAAAGGCGGCTTCATTCCCCATTGGAGCGGCGCAAGCCCGCGTGATGCACAGCAATACCTCAACCGCACATGGGCGAAAATCCGCGCAGCACTGGCACGCGCTGACATCCGTTGGTTTGGCGTGCGCACCGCAGAGCCGCACCACGACGCAACCCCACACTGGCACATGTTGCTTTGGGCAAAGCCGGAAGACGTTTTCCGCATCACCAAAGTGTTTATTGAATACGCCATTCAAGAAGACATGCACGAACTGTTCACCCAAAAGCGCCTCTTTTACCCAGTGCAATATGCAGGCGTGCCAATGCCACAGGTAGCGCCAAACAGCGGCTTTACCGTGCCGAAAATGCTAGACCACCGCTTTACCAGCAAACTGAAAGGCGTGGCGAACCTGCGCCCAGTGGTAGAAGTGCCAGCAGGTGTGATGCCATATCCATTCACCGAAGCGCCAGCGCTGACAGATTTCAACGTGGATTATTCAGCGCGTTGCGATGTGAAATTCATCGACCCAGCCAAAGGCACCGCAACCGGCTATATCGCCAAGTACATTTCCAAGAACATTGACGGTTACGCGATGGACGGCGAGAAAGACGACGAAACAGGCAAAGACGTGAAAGACACAGCAAAAGCCGTCACCGCTTGGAAAACCCGCTGGAACATCCGCCAGTTTCAATTCTTTGGTGGCGCACCTGTGACCACATACCGCGAACTGCGCCGTTATGCCAACGCCAACAAAATGGAGTTTGGCAACTACCTGGCACAACAAGAACGCAGCGATCTGATCAAGTTGTTGGAAGAAAGCTACTCACAAAGCTTTGTTGGCCCGCGCCTGAATGCAGTGGCCGTGAAGCACCTGAATATAAACACCAAAGACCTGTTTGCCCGTCTGATGAATACCTACATTCCAAAGACAGACAGCAAAGGCGTAACAGAAACATTGAAAGCCGCCGACCAAGGCGACTGGAAAGGCTACGTGATGGGGCAAGGTGGCCCGTTTGTATCGCGTGACGAACTGCAAATCCGCAACGATTACGAAGTGACGCCGTTTGGTTCTGCCTACGGTTACGCCGTGTCGAAAATCATTGGCTTTGTCGCAGACGGTGAAAGCGTGAAAACGCGCACCAAGGTTTGGGAAATCCGCAAAAAGTCAGACGCGACAGCGGAAGCTCTTGCTCTTTCTGGCGGCTCTGCCGCCTCTCGGAGTTCTGTCAATAACTGTACGCACCCCGTCTGCGTAGGAATTAACGAGCAATTTGGTCACTTATACCGCGAAGGCTGGGAAATTGGCGAAGATGCGCTCGAAGCCATGCTGAAAGGCTCCCGCGTTAACGTTGGCGACGGCAGAACATTGCGCATTCGCCAAGTGACCGAACAGGTATTAGACGAAAACGGCCAATACATCACCATCCAACGACCGCCACAACTCATTGCGGAAGACGATGGCCGCAAACAGCGCGAACAAAAAGCGTTCGATGATGCGCTAGACGATTTCCTCAACTTCGGAAAACCGGAAAGCGCACCACCAAAAGCACCGAAAAACACACAACCCGACCTTTCACGCATCCCGCCAACCTACTGGGATGACGAAGAATGGCCGCTGATTTAATGGGAAAGGAGCAGTCCGCATGAAAACTGAAAACTAATTGGACGCACCTAAGGTCGCCACGAACACTTCTGCTTCGCGCACTTCACCTGTGTCAGGGTTGACCACCTGAAGCCGAGGCCCACAGTAATCGATAAACAGCTTATCACCTGCAACATGTAGTTGGCGCATGCTGCGCTTTTGGGTTTTGAACCAACGCGTGAAGTGCTCGCAGAACTGAGTGTAAGCGTAGGCTTGCTCTGATATTGCTCATGATATTCCTGCCACAACAACATCTTGGTCATGCCCTTACGTCTGAGCTCGACAGCGTATTGCGTGAAGTCTGGCATGACTTTATCGCGACTGGCTTTCTTGCTGTGATACAGCGCTTGAATGAGAGCGGTATCGCTGCAACCTTCGGGCAGAGGCCAGCCAAGTTGGCTTTGTTTAAAGCGAGTCAGGAGTTCCGAGATGGTTGAAGGGCCGAGTTTAAGGCAAGAAGCGATACTGCGATTTGAGAGACCGCAGTCGTACTTAAGGCGTAATACCTCTTTGATTTTGTTCATTGGAGTTCTCTTTTTTGCCATTGTCGCTTCCTTCCCATCTTGTGTAAGAGGTAAAGAATAGCGAGCTATTGATTTAAAAGAGAAAAAGGAAGGATTTCGGCATTCCGATCGCGGTTTTCGCTATTCCGATCACCGATTTCGGAGTGAGGCTAAAAGTGATCGGATAATCGCGGAATCGGTGATCGGTTTAAACCGAAATGGGTGATCGGATAATCCCGAAATGACTGATCGGAATGCTCCGAAATATGCAGCATGTCTCGACAATATAATAAACGTCAAAATATACTGTATGTATGTACAGTGGTTAGGGATAATAAAAAAGTGAATGTTCAATACCAACAAGCCCTCATATGGCTTGAAAACCGCGCATCAGAAAACACCGCGAACCCAGAAGAGAACGCGGTGTTAGACTATTTAATTGGCTTAGTGGAGGCCGACGCTAAAACAGCGCCAGTTGTTGTTGAAGCGTTTGGCGAACAGATGGCGTAACAGAGCGAATCAGCGCCATTGCCAATTCGTTGGTGGTGAGTGCTGAAGGTGAAAGGGTGTAGGCATGAGCGCGACACATCACGAAGCGGTGGCCACAGCCAGAACACTGGCAATATAAATCGCTTACTGTGTTGGAAAGTCGGTTAGTTTTTTGAATGATCGCCCTTTCACCGCAACCACAATAAATGCGTTTTCCTTCCACATACGGTTGCAAAGACAAGCCAGCGGGAACGCTGGCTGGAAAACTTAAAGAATGCCTAAAACTCAGACTGGCAACAAACGTATGGCCGCATTCAGGGTTTGTGCATGAGCAATACAAGTTTGTGATATTTGAGTCTGTGCTGTCTCTCTCGCTGCGGCTCACCACAGCTTGCGCACCGCATGAACAATCCACACGCATGAAAACCTTCCCCTAACTTACTGACCGACCAAACGATAGTAATTAAGTGCTGGTTATTTGTACAGCACCCGTCTAATTCTGTCATGTCTTCTGTGTATCGAAACTCAAAACATAGTTGATATGCACTCGGTTTTTAATGTAATAGGAGAAATGTGCGGACACATGTGATGCTGTGAAAGTTTATTTGATTGATGCAAATGGTGAGTGCCGACAAAAAATTTACGCTATTGATAAAGGACAGGTGTTGCGCGAAGAATTGGCTAATTTCGAAGGTGTATTTTACCACATCAAGAAGGTAGATAGCCTTGGCTGGGTAGCACTGCATACTCAAAATAGGATGTTCCCATCTCCAGACGGACCGAGAGGGAAAACGCCAGCACGTACAAAATTCGATATTTGTGAAAGTGAACAAATACTTCGTGCAGAAATGGAAGCGGCCATATCAGTGCTTAAAGAAAAGGGTGTTAAAGCTGAAGGAGAGATTGTCAATTGTCCTAACAAGGACGTTTTTGCGAGTATTTCTTACGATTGGCCTTTACAAGCATAAAAAAAGCCCGCTATTGCGGGCATTTTCTTTTTAAGCGGTTGGCAGGGTTAGTTCAAACGTCACTTTCAAATCACTGCGGTTGATAATTTCAGGGTCATGGTTGATCTCATCCATCATCAGTTCACACACCGGAATAATTTCATCACGCAGGTATTCGCGGCCCACTTTTTCAGGGTCGCCAAAGCCAGCGGTATTGGTTGGCACTATGCCGCCTTTGCCCGGTGGGAATCGGTGGCTCACCAGAATGTCTTGCGCGGTGATGTTCTTAATGCGTTCAAATTCATCTTTGGTGGCAATGTCGCCCACCGGAATCAGTTGAATACCTTTTTCATGCCCGTTGGGAATGTTGATGTACATGCTGCGGAAGTTGCCCACGCCTTTGGAACTGGCAATGGCTTCTTTCATCATCTTTTCATCTTCATCTTTCAACTTGGGGTCTGTGCTGTAGAAAATGAAACCCATGTGTGCGCCGTTCTTGTAGTAGCGGCGGCGGAATAACGTGGCGTCTTTGTTCAGCAGGGAAGATTGCAACCCGCCCACGTAATCCGGTAGGCCATACACCTGCTGTTTCGGGTCATACTGCGCCAGCCAAATCACGTCTTTGGCTTTGTACAGGCGTTTGTTGTCGTCTCGCTCCAACACCCACACATCACCATTGCGACGTTTTCGCACATACATGGACGGCAGCGGAAACAGGCCAATCACACGGCCAAGGCGATCCCGAAGTTTCAGCAAGGCACCGTGGCCGAATTGGGTATAGTCCCGCGTGAATCGCTGGAACAGGTGGCGGCGAATATTGCCACCGCCTTTGAAACGGCCCGCCACGTAGTTGGAACGGGCGATCAACAAGCTGCCGTGGTAGGCGTTGGCGTTCGCCAGTTGCGCCAGCCCTTCTGGGTTAATGGGTGGTTCCCAGTAGTCTTCAGTGTCGTTGTAAAACAGTTCGCTGTAATCCGTTAGCCAACTGCTGGAATCTGCCGTTTCGAAACTGGAACTGAAGCTGTATGCACTGGCCGGTTCCTTCACTTCGGTGGTGTCATCATTGGCGGCGGGTCGGGTTAGTTGCTCGGTCATGGTTATTTCCCAAAGGTGTATGAGGAACCGCGCTGCGCTTCATCGGTATTAAGCGGTTCATTTATCAGCGCATGAGAAAGCGCCCAGAATGCGTCTGCGTGTCCGGTGGTTTCGCTTCGCTCGGCTTTGAAGGTCATCATGTTGCCGCTGTTGCTGGCAACGCGTTTGATCGCCATAAATGCCATGGCAATGTCTTTGTGTTCGGCATCCCACTGCACGCGGCCTGCGTCTATCACATCAATCATTTTCAGCACGAGGCGGTTTTTGTTTTCGTTGCTGTAGTGAATGGCGTGGGCTTCGCGGGGGTGTTTGGTGCTCACCAAATCCCACACACCCGCGCCAATGCCTGTGGTGTCAATGCCAATGTAAGTCACGTTATAGCGGTTAAAGGCGTCGTCTATCTGGCTGGCCTGATACTGGAAATTGAGCCCTTTCCAATAGTGCTTTTCGAGCACGCGGAAAAGCTCGGCATTAGTTTTCGGTGGCGCGACAATCACCAAGCAGGCGTTATCGCGTGATCGGCTTGGGTCATAACCCAGCCACACTTCTTGGTTGGCATAAGGCCGCGCCGTGTTGGGTTTGAAGTCTTTCCATTTGCTGGCGTCCACCATGCATTTTTCCAGTTTGCTGAATGCAAACACGCTGGCGTTGCCATCGACAAACACGCACATGAACAGGTTGGCAAAATCGGCCTTGCTGTATTCTTCGCGCAGTTCGTCAATATCAAACAGGTCACAACCGCCCGCTGCGGCATCTTCAATGGTGACAACATAGCGCCAGTGTTTATCCGGGCAGAGTGCGCCGCCCTTGCGGAATTCGTCGAATTTCGGGAACTCGACGTTTTCGCGGGTCTTGGAACTGCCGCGCCAGGTGTCGCCCGTCCAAAATGGGTATGCCTGGTGCGTTTTGCTGGAAGGGGTGGAAAAGTAGGTTTTGCGCCACTTCTTATGCGTCGCCATGGCTGACGCCAGCTTGTTCAGTTCGTCAAACTTCGGAATCCAGAAGTATTCATCGACATAAACATGGCCGTGGAAGCCCTGCGCGGTTTTGCTGTTGGTCGAACAAAAACGAAGTTCAGCGCCAGTGCTTAAAATGATCGGGTTGCCTGTCAGTTCAATGCCAAGGAACTCACGCGCAATCTTTACAATGTAGGTGCGGAAAATCTCGGCTTGGGCGCGGGATGCAGAAAGGAATACTTGGTTGTCTCCGGTGAGTATCGCATTTTCCAGCGCTTCACAGGCAAAGTAGTAAGTCGCACCAATCTGGCGTGATTTAAGAATGTTACGAATACGCTGGTGCAGGTTTTCGCGCATCGTAAGCTGGTATTTGAAGAAACTGGCGTGCAGTTCAGCGAAATCATCAGCAGTAATCTCGCTAACATCATTCTTTCTTTTCTTCCCTTTCGGCTTTTTCTCGCCGCTGCTGCGTTCTGAGCGGTTGTTGCTTCTTTCCGGTGTCGTTGGGTTGCCGCTGTTGCTTTCATTCGCTGGCGGCTTGCTGGCGGTCTTTGCGCGTTGGTGTTTTAACTTAACGTGCTGACCAATCAGCATTTCCAGCTCTTTCAACTGGGCAGGCGTTTTTTCTGCTTGGTTGGTTAACAGAATAATGCGGCGGTTGATCGCCTCATCCACTTCTTCTTCACGCAGCAAATCACGCCAGCCGTATTTATCCGCCCAGTGGTAAACAATGCGGTTATTCGGCAGCGCCAATTCATCTGCAATTTCTTGCGGCGTGTAGCGTCGCAAATAGAGGCGTTTTGCCGCCTCTCTGATTTCAGGTGAGTAAGCCATGAGCGCAGTTTACGCATTTAAACGGCCTGAAAATCCAAGTGAAATTCGGAAGAATTCGGATTTCGCCTATATCCGAATTTCTAGGAATGGAACCAGATGAAAGCCCGCCTTTAACGCAGTAACTTGCCCGTAAATTCGAACGCATTTGGCGAAAACGATTCACGAGAGCAGGGACATGTAACCGAATGAGCAAGCAATCTGGCTGGGTAATCATCGCAACGGAAGGCGCTACCGTAGACGGTCGCACCATCACCGCGTCATGGATTAAAGACATGGCGGAAAGCTACTCAGTAGAAGAATACACCGCACTGATTTGGCCTGAACATTACCGTTCTCAGTGGTCATCCTTTGAAGGTAAAAACTGGGGAACAGTGGATGAAGTGAAGGCAGAGAAGAAAGGCGGAAAACTGCGCCTGTTCGCCAAAATCACTGCGAATCATTACCTCATTGAAGCCAACAAAGACGGCCAAAAGCTGTTTACCTCTATCGAACCAAATTTGGATTATCGCGGCACTGGCAAGTGTTACCTGATGGGCCTTGCAGTGACCGACTCCCCAGCGAGTTCAGGCACCACCCGCCTCAAGTTTTCCATGGGCGGCAAAGACTGCGAACGCGAATACAGCCAGTTGGAGCCGCTTCTTTTCCTACAGGCCGACACCGAACAGGAAGAACACGAAGCCGCTGGCTTCTTCAAAGCACTGGCAGCAGGCATTGCAAAGTATTTGCCGCAGTTCAGCGCCGAACTACCGACTGACACCACACCACAACCCGAGGAAATCGACGTGAAGAAAGAAGAACTCGAAGCATTGCTCCAAGGCGCATTGCAACCGTTCTCCACACGCCTCGACGCCATCGAGCAGAAATTCAACGCGCCAGCACCAACAGGCGACAGCGAAGAAACGCCCGAAGGTGACAAAGGCGGCGACGTGACCGCGCCAACTGTTGAGCAATTTAGCGCAGCACTGAGCGACGTGATCAAACCACTGGCAGACAAGCTGAACGGCTTGGAAACCCAATTCAACAAACTGTTGGAAGAAGCGCCAAACCAACGCCCAGCGGGTGAAGGTGCGGACGACAATTTCAGCGCTGATCTGGTTTAAGGAGCTACCTACATGCAACTGAATGAAAGCGCACGTAAGTACCTTGGTCAGTACAGCGCAAATCTGGCGACTGCTTTTGAAATCGCAGACAGCAGCAAGCTTTTTGCGGTGACTGGCCCGAAGGAAACCAAGCTTAAAAAAGCCCTTCTGGATTCAGCAGAATTTCTGAAGCGCATTTCACTGATGGACGTTGATCATAAATCTGGTCAGGTCATCAATGTGGGTTCAACAGGTCTTGCTACAGGCCGAAAAGCAGGCGGACGCCATACCAGCAGCCAAGATGTAGACGGCCACGAGTACAAACTCGAAGAAACCGACTCTTGCGCGGTGGTCACATGGGAAACCTTGTCTGTTTGGGCTAACGCGGGTTCAGCGGGTGAGTTTATGCGCCTGATGAACGAAAACGCCACTATTCGCTTTGCACTGGATATGCTGCGAGTTGGTTTCAACGGTAAATCTGTTGCTACGACCACCAAGCCAGCCGAAAACCCTAACGGCGAAGATGTGAATATTGGTTGGCACAAATGGGTGCTGACTGATGCGCCAGAGCAAGTGATCACTGAGCCTGTGTATCTGGATGCAGCAGGCGGCGGTGATTACAAAACGCTGGATGCCATGGCCGCTGACATCATCAACACCAAGATTCAACCTGCTTACCGAAACGACCCGCGCTTGGTGGTGTTGGTGGGTGCTGATTTGGTGGCGTATGAATCTGCCCGTCTTTACGACGAAGCAACCACCCCTAGCGAGAAAAAGCACGCGCAACAACTGCCATACTCCATCGCTGGCCGTCCTGCCATTGTGCCGCCATTTATGCCGGGTAAACGCATGGTGGTGACACTACTTTCCAACCTGCAAATTCTGACGCAGAAAGGCACACGCCACCGCAAGGAAGAGCACGTGGAAGACCGCAAGCAGCACGAAAACAAGTACCTGCGCTGGGAAGGTTACGCAGTAGGCGATTACGACGCTTACGGCGCAATTGACGAAGCCGCAGTGAATTTCGGCACTGACCCAACACCGGAAGCATAAGAAATGGCTAGGCGTTTATCTCCAGGTATGAGGAGCAACCTCAAATGGGAACGCGCCAGCCATAACAGCGCGGGGGAACCCCCGCCTGTTATCGCGGCGGCCACTACCGGTTCTCTTGAACTCCAACTGATGGAACTGGAAAACGACCGCGCCGTGCTGAAAGGCTTAAACGCAATTTCAGACAAAATCGAGCACAAGCGTTCGGTTCTCATTCCGAAGTACCGCCCGCAGGTGGAAGCGTGGCTGGAAAGCGGCGTGGCGGAAGAAAACCCGATTTTCTCTGAAATGGTGATCTGGTTTTACGACACCGGCGACATGGAAACCTTCATGGCGTGGGTGCTGAAAGCCATTGAACTGGCACTGCCAACCCCGGAACGCTTCAAGCGTGATTGGCAAACCTTCTGCGCTGATAGCGTTTTCGATTGGGCAGACGCCCAGGTGAAAGAAGGCAACGCGATTGACCCTTATTTCACACAGGTGATGGAACGCATTCACGAGGGGGAATGGCGCGTGTTCGAGAGAGTCAGCGCCAAGCTGTACAAACTCGGCGGCCAATACCTGCTGCGCGATGAGCTCGGCAACGTGAATGTGCCAAGTGTCGGCAGCGTTGAAACGCTGGAAAAGGCACTGGCGATGCTCACCAAAGCTAACGACCTGCATTCAAAGATTGGTGTGGGCGACTTGATTAAAAACCGCATTCCGGCACGCATCCGAGCGTTACGCGAAGGCACGAATTTATAAACGGCTCCTAACCCCCCGCGTGCTTCGGCTGGCGAGTCGGGCTGCCGTAAGGCAAACCCAATGACGTTGACCTAGTGGGTAGAAGCACACCGATTTGAGGAACAAACAGCATGAGCGGATTTGGCGGCAAGGTGCCAACCAACCAGAACACCAACATTGCGGGTAACGGCTGGCCGGATTTATCCACCGCTGACTTTCGCAAGGTGCGCCGCATTCCCCATGTGTTTGACGAAAGCAGCGTGGCAATGGCAATCGAAATTGCCGCCGACAACGTGCAAGGCCAGTTGGCTGGCGTTGACCAATCGCTGACAGGCGCAAAGCTGGCGCTGTACCAACGGGCGGTGTACGCACTGGCACACGCTGACCTGCTGCCAGAGTTCGCCACCCAGAACCGCCGCGATGAAGCCGAAAACACGGCAGAAGATGCAGGCGAACAGGGCGACAGGTTCCGCGCTCAATCAACGCGGGACATTGCCCAAATTAAGGGCGAAAGCCCCAACGGAATTGAGTTGCTCTGATGGCCGACGCATACACCAAAACCAAGTTGCAGCACCTCACCGAATACGTGGTGAAGGCACTGAAAACCAGTGTGCTGGATAACAAAATCGACGCTTGGCAGGAAAACGCAAAAATCGTCATCAATGGCGACGACAGGGGCCACGGCATTCGCATTGCTGAATGGCAATACAACGCGGTGATCAGCATTGAAGGTTTTCCACATCACCTATTAGACCCGCGTTACCTGTTGGCGGCGGTGGCCTGTTGGATTAGCGAGTTCGACCACGAGCGCAGTGATCTGGAATTGGAAGACCCAACACTGGCGGTGGACATTCTCGATGAAGGCACCGTGGACGTGACCATTGAGTTAGAGCTTTCGGAGCCTATCGAAATGATCCCAGACCCTAACGGGCTGATTGAATACCAGGGCGAAACCTATCGGGTGCAAACCGTGCCGGTAGATGTAGCGGAAGAAGCCGAAATCAGCAATGAAACCGACGGTTAAGTTAAATCAGCGTGACGCGCTGAACTTCAACGAAAAACTGGCACTGCTGGCACTGCCACCCAAAAAGCGGTTTTGGATTCTGAAAACGCTGGGACGCTGGGAAAAACAGAATGTGCGCAAGCGTATCAGCCAGCAAAAAGACATTCACGGCAAAGGGCTAGAAGCCCGAAAGAAAGGCCGGAAAAAGATGTTCCGCCGCATGGCGAAGGGCTTAGAGCCTTACGTGAAAAACGGCGCGAAAGAATTAGACCTAACGTGGCGCAACAAGCAAACCGCCCGAACAGCGGCAAGGCACCACATAGGCCAAACCCAAAAGATGAGCGCAAGGCAACTGCAACGGCGCTTTGGGAAACCAGATTACGACGCCCCGCCAACCAAAGGCATGGCGCGCAAACTTCGGGAACTGGGTTACACCATCCCGACCAAAAGCGGCAAAGGCCGCAAAAAGCCAACACTGGCATGGATTCAACAAAATCTGACGCACGGTAAAGCAGGCGCAATTATCCGCGAACTGAGCGGCAAGCCGAAGCAATCACAGTGGGACATTCCACTGGCCGAACGCCAGATTCTGGGCAGCAAACACACCGACGTTAACCGCCAGCTTGTGCAGATTTTCGAGCAGGCACAGAGAAGGAAATAACAATGGCATTGGGACAAGTCGAGGTAAATAACCTCAACCTTGGACAAGGCGGCATCCCCGAAATTGAACGGCATTTACTGTTCATTGGTACCACCGCCAAAGCAGCGCTTCAAGGCAAAGTGACGCGCATTGATGCGACCACTGACCTTGATGAACTGTTTCTAAATGGCGAGCAGCCAGACGATGCACTGGCGGCGAACGTTAAAGCGGCGCAAGTGAACGGCGGCCAAAACTGGACGGCTGAAGTGTTCGGTCTTGATGGTGTTGAAGGCGGCCTGACATGGGCGGATGCCATAGACATCGCGAACGAGTCTGGTTCATTTGAAGCCGTGGTGATCATCGACGAAACCACCAACAAAGCAGACTTTGACGCCATGCAGGCGGTAACGGCAGAACTGACCAACAAGCTTGGCCGTTGGTGTTTCGTCTTGGCAGCGGTGCCGGGCATTGATGCGGAAACACAAACGTGGACCGAATACGAAAACGCCACCATTGCCCTGCAAGCAGGCGTGGCCGCCAACATGGTGGTGGCAGTGCCGCAACTTCACGGCAATAACGCAGGTGTGCTGGCTGGCCGCTTGTGTAACCGCGCCGTGACCATTGCCGACACGCCAATGCGTGTGGCAACGGGCCCAGTTCTCAGCCTTGGCGAAGCGCCAGTGGACTGCGCAGGCAAGCCGCTTGGCTTGGCAACACTTGGCGCACTTTCCCGCGAACGTTTCAGCGTGCCGCAGTGGTATGCCGACTATGAAGGCATTTACTGGGCAGACGCTTCAACACTGGAAGCCAAAGGCGGTGATTACCAGTTTCTTGAATACATCCGTCCGGTACACAAGCTGAACCGCCGTGTGCGCATCAAGGCAATTCGCCGCATCGCTGACAAGATTCTGAATTCCACGCCGGAATCTATCGAAATGAACAAGCAATATTTTGCGGCTGATATGCGCGAAATGAGCAAGGGCATTGAGATTGGCGGTATTCAGTTCCCTGGTGAAATCATGCCACCCGCAGAAGGTGACGTGACCATTCAGTGGATGACTAAAACCAAAGTGGCGATTGGCCTGATTGTGACCCCGCACAACTGCCCGAAACACATTGTGGTGAATATCGCCCTCGACCTTTCAAACCAAGCGGAGGCGTAACCCATGCGTATTTCCGGTAAGAACCTCAAATTCATGATGGATGGCCTCAAGCTGCAAGCGCAGAAGTGGACGCTGGACATCACCGATAACAGTGCCGTGACCAAAACCAATGGCGTGCCTGATGGCTACGTGGAAGGGGATGTGGAAGCCAGCGGCGAACTGGAACTGAACACCAGTAATTTCAACCTGCTGATGAAGGTGGCGAAAGGGGCGGGTTCCTTCCGTGGCTTAAAACCTTTCGACGCCATGGGCTTTGGCAAGACTGAGCGTGACGAACTGAAGGTGGAGATGTTCGGCATCAAGTTGAAAATCTCCAGCCTGATTGATGCGGATAGCAACGGGGGCAATGCGCTGGTTCACAAGGTGCAGTTCGATGTTACTGACCCCGACTTTGTGACCATCAACGGTGTGCCGTATCTGCGCCCTGAAGAAACCATCGACATTATCGGGTAATCATCATGCCGGACTTTATCGACCATGCCAGCGATAACGAAACCAAACAGACCGAAGTGGCATTGGCTAACCAGTTGGCAGCCAATGCCAAAGCGAAACGCGAACACCCATTTGGCGAAACGCACTGCTTTGAATGTGGCGCGGAAATCCCCGAAGCACGCCGAATCGCGTTACCGCATTGCTGCACCTGTGTGGACTGTCAGCAGCTTGTCGAACTGAGGGCTAAACGTTGAAACATTTCATTTTAAACCGCCGCTACTTCGATGAAGGCTCCTTCGGCACGCTGCATCGTCAAGATGGCTCACAGGTATGTGTGATGGCGGAACGTGCCGACCTGAACAACGCGCCGGGTAAATCCTGCATTCCAGAAGGTACTTACCAACTGCTGCCGCATGACTCGCCAAAGTTTGGCAGCTGCTACGCACTGGAAGCGCGCACGCTGGGTGTGACCCGTTACGGCCCAAGCCTGCGCACTCACATTCTGATCCACAAAGCCAACCTGCCAAGCCAGTTGCAAGGCTGTTTGGCACCGGGCGTTCACTTCGGTGAATTGCACGGCGAATGGGGGGTAATGAAATCAGGCGCAGCGTTTGATGCGCTGATGAAAGAACTGGGCGGCGAACCCGCCATGCTCACCATCAAGAAGGACTAGGAACATGTGGCAAGACGTTAAACGGATTCTAGGCAGTGTTGCACCGCTGATCGGCTCGGTGATTGGTGGCCCTGTTGGGGCAAGCGTGGGCGCAATGGTTGCCAGCAAGTTGGGTGTAGAGAACACCGCCGAAGCCATTGGCATGGAGCTGGCGACAAACCCAGAAGCCGTGCGGAAGGTGCAGGAACTTGAATTCGAGCATGAGCGTGAACTGAAGCAGTTAGCGCTTGAGCACGCCAAGTTGGAAAGCGAAGAACGCAAGCTGGCGATCACCGAGCAGACCAAAGTGATGCAAGCAGAGCTGGCAAGCAATGACCCGTTTGTGCGCCGCTGGCGGCCAACCTTCGGTTACGCCATGTGTGTAGCGTGGGTGTCGATTTTTATTGGTATTGCAGTGTGCCTGATTGCTTCGCCAGAACAGGCGGCAGCGGTGATCAACGCAGTGGTGGCCTTAACCCCACTATTCAGCGTCGCGCTTGCTGTGCTGGGTATCAGCATTCACAAGCGCAGCCAAGATAAGCAGGTGGCAAAAGGACTTGCCCCTGCGGGCATCCTTGGTGGTCTGAAACAGGCCGTTAAAGGGGGCTAAATGGAAGATTGGCGCGTGTTGATTGCGGTCGCTGGTTTTCTTCTGTCGCTGATTGCCTTTGTGTTCACACGCGCTGAGAAATCCGCCACCACAGCAAAAGAACTGGAACAACGCACCCATAGCAACGAATTAGCAATCGAAAGGATGCGCGGCGACAACGCCGAAAAGTACGCCACCAAACATGAATTGCGTGAAGCGGTGGACGACTTGAAAGAATCCATCAACGGGCGGTTTGACCGTCTTGAAACCAAGTTAGATAGAGAGAAATAACCATGAGCAAAGCAATCGTTCTGGCCGTCGCTGGCACTGATATCACCTTCACCCCATCGCCTGAACTCTATGGCGAATACATCAGCGCAATGGCGCGTGGTGAGTTGGTCGATTCTGCCCACAACTTCGTGATGCAAGCTGCTGAAGGTGATGAAGCAAAAGACGTGCTGCGTCAACTGGATGAAGACAACGCTGGCGCAATGCTCCAAATCGCAGGTGCGGTGGTAGGCGAGTACGCACCGAAGGTGGCAATCACCGTAAAAAAATAGAAGACCTGGTGAAGTCGCTGGAAAGCAGCGACTTACTCCAGATGTACGCATGGCGGCGCAAGTGGCTGCCGCATGAACCGGACACAGAAATAAACCTTGCGCGTGCGGTATTCCTTGAAAAGCAATATTGGGATAACGCGAGCATGGCAACGACAAACGGCACCGCCAAAGCCTTTGCAGGATAAACGAATGTCTCTACCTGAACCGCTTCGCTTCACCGTTGGCCTGATTGACCAAATCAGCAAGCCGCTTGGCAACATCCAACGGCAGTTCACTGATATGTCAAAAAGCTACCGCGACGGCACACACACCATGGTGGCGGGTGCGGCTGGCGTGGCAGGTGCAGGTATTGCACTGCAACAGGCATTGCAACCGGCCATTGATATGGACCGCGCATTGGGTGAAGTGAAATCACTCGGTGTGGCTGATGCGCAGTTGAAGACATTGGCAGAAACGGCGCTGCAATTCTCGGTTGAATATGGCAAGTCGGCGGCGGAGTTCGTCGGCGCGTCTTATGACATTCAATCAGCCATTGCAGGGTTGGCGGGGAATGAACTTTCCGAGTTCACCCGCGCTTCAGGTGTGCTGGCGGCAGCGACCAAAGCAGACACGGCCACGATTACCAGCTACGTGGGTACCATGTACGGCATTTTCCAGAACTCAGCCAATGAGATGGGGAAAGCCGACTGGGTGAACATGCTCGGCGGTCAAACCGCCAAAGCGGTGCAGATGTTCAAAACCACCGGTGCTGAAATGAGTTCGGCCTTTACCTCTGTGGGTGCATCGGCAACTGCAGTGGGCGTGGGTATGACCGAACAAATGGCGATCCTCGGTACGCTGCAAGCCACCATGAGCGGCAGTGAAGCGGGGACAAAGTACCGCGCTTTCCTTGCAGGTGCGGCGAAAGCACAAGACACGTTGAACATGTCGTTCACCGACTCGCAAGGCCAACTGCTGCCGATTGTCGATATTCTCAACCAACTGAAAGGCAAGTTCGGTGACACCATTTCTGTGGCGGAATCGGCGGAGCTTTCCAAGGCGTTCGGCTCGCAAGAAGCCGTGGCAATGATTCAACTGCTGATGCAGAACACCGAAGGGCTGGCAGGTTCAATTGACCAACTCGGCAAGGTGCAAGGGTTGGACGTGGCCGAACAAATGGCCGGGGCGATGACAGACCAATGGGAACGCATGGAGGCGGGTGTTTTCGCCATTCGTGCGGCGATTGGTACGGCGTTGTTGCCTTCCCTGTTGCCTATGGTGCAAACCTTGGCAGACGGTGCCATGGAATTGGTGGAATGGACAAAAGTCTTTCCAAACATCACCAAGTGGTTGGGTTATGCGGCGCTAGGATTCTTCGGCCTTGTCGCCGCTGGCGGTGTGCTCACCATTCTGACAGGTGCCTGCAAAATGCTGTGGGCAACCGTGTCACTCGGTGCGCCTTTGCTGAAAGTGGTGACCTTCGCATTCGGTGCGCTTTCCAAAACGCTGGCCTTTGCCAAAGGCGCAATGCTGGCCCTGAACATTGTGATTGCAGCTAACCCAATTGTGCTGATTGTCGGTGCATGTGTGGCGGCAGTCGCGGCTATTGGTGCGCTGACCTACTACTGGGATGATCTGAAAGCCAGCTTTGGTGACACCGCCTGGTTTGATGCCATCACTCTGCTTTCCGCCCCTTTCCGCGCCGCTTTTCAAGCCATTTATGGTGGCTGGAAATGGGTAACCAGCGGCTTCACTGACTTCACCGCCTTTGATGGTCTGTTTGCCATTGGCGACGAACTGAAAGCGGTATTCGGCAGCCTGTTTGAATGGCTGAACAGCGGATTCAATGCAGCCATGGAATCGGTGAAAGGGCTGGTTGATTGGATTCCGGGCTTTGGTGAAGAAGACGAAACACCGGGGCGAAGAATTGAAGCGGTTCGCCAAGCCACCCCACGTGCGCAGGTTCAGCAAGGCGGTGTGGCGCGTCAAATGGCGACCTATAACAACCAAGGCCGAAACACTCACTATGGCGGCGTGAACATCTACGCGCAACAGGTCAACAACCCGCAAGACCTTGCCCACGAATTGGAGATGGCCGCACCATGAGCAGAGATTACATCTACCAAGATATGCTGATTGAAAACGGTGACGTGAAGCTGGACGACGGACGCAACCCGGTACTGATTAAAGATGCACAGGTGATCGCCCAAGACATTAAGCACGCGATTATTGAAAGCGGCTTGGCCGTGGCCCTAGTGGGTGAAAATTCCCCGTCTGGCCGTGCCGACATCAAAAAGCAAATCGAACTCTTGGTGGAAGAAGAAACACGACTGGTGCCAGGCACAGTGACATTGGAAGAACCCAAGCTGGGCCAAATCTGGATTTTTGCCGATACCCGCGAGTTCGGCGCGTTGAAACTTGAGGTGAGCAATGGCTGATATTCCAAAGCCTGATTATAAGCAAATCGTCAAAGACGCAGGCATTCCAACCGACCACGACGGCTGGCGCAAAGTGCTGAAAGCAGAGATGGAAAAAGAAGGCAGCGTGATCAACAACGACAGCCGCTTTTCTCCTTTCTGGCGCATGATTGAGCAAGCGGTGATCACCTGCACTGTGTGGCTGGTTGAAAAGTTGCTGATCGGCTTTGTATTGCCAAACATGTTTTTGGCGACAGTCTCGGGCGAGTTTCTAAAGCAAAAGGCATGGGGCGTGGATGTAGAGCCAAAGCCTGCCAATAAAGCCAAAGGCAAAGTGGTGTTTCAACGGGCTGCCATTCAAGGGCCAGCGCTGTTAATTCCCGCAGACACTTGGGTTCAAACTGATGTCATCAACGGCAAAATCTACCGCGTGAAAGTGCTGGAAGATACGGTGATGCCGGAGAACGACACTACAGTGGACGCCATTGTGGAAGCGGAAGAAGCGGGCGCAGCCTATAACCTCGGCGCTGGGTATTTCCATGTGTTGCCCTCTGTCCCTTCTGGCATTGCGGCAGCCACCAATGAAGAAGACTGGCTGATTGAAGCAGGTGCCGACGAAGAAGATGAAGACGAATTGCGCCTGCGTGTGCGCAATCAGTGGTCTGCGGTAGCGCAATGGCACATTGATGCTGCTTACCGCGCCATTCTCACCGAGGCGGAAGGCATTCAAACCGATAACGTGTTTTTCGAACACGGTGCGCCGAATGGCCCCGGCACCGCAAACGCGCTGATTCTGCTTGATACCGGCAACCCCGCACCAGAACTGATTGCTGATCTGCAAGCGCGCATCGACGAAGGTTTACACGGCCACGGCGATGGCATGACCGTGAAAGCCATGCCGGAAACGCAGCACAACATCACGGTGTTGGTATGGCCGAAGCCTGTGCTGACAGACGCTGAACGTGAAGCGTTAAAAACAGACGTGGAACTGATCACTGAATCGGCTTTCCGCGAAAACCTCGATTACTCCGTGACGCGCACCCAGCCGGTTGGCCGTTTCAGCTTTTCACGCTTGGAGGGTGAATTGCACACCCTGCTGCCTGGTTTGGAATCGGTGAAGTTTGAACAGGCGGATATTGTCAGCCATCTGACCATTCCGCGCCTTGGCACGCTAACCGTGAACTTGCAGGGCTAACCGCATGAAGCTGCCTGAAATTAAGTTCAAGTATTGGATGGGACGCGGCGAGCTGGTGAAGTTTGCCCGCGCCCTTCGAAACTACTGGCTGAAAGTCGATGAAGCATTGCGCCTGCCTTTAACCCAGTTTGATGCGCTCACCGCGCCCATTGGCATTGTGAAGCTGATGGCATGGGAGCGGGACATTACCCCGCTGGAACGTGAAGACGAAATGATTTTCCGCATCCGTGTGGCAAATGCCTACCCGTTCGCCCGTCATGCTGGCGAAACACGCGGTTTTAAAAACATGTTCGCCAAGCTAGGTGTGGATTGGGTGGAAATCCATGAACGCCAAGACCCTGTGCAATGGGATGTGGTGACGATTGAAACCGCAGACGGGGAACTGGCGCAAAAGAACTGGCTAATGAATGCCATGATTCGCCAATACGGGCGCACCTGCCGCCGCTATCAATTCAATGTGACTTATCCAGCCACGCTGCACATGCACAGTGCGGCGTTTGGGCATCGCTTCGCACTGGAAGCGGCCAAAGCCTGCAACGAAACCGCCGTGGCGGTGCGTGAACAAAGCATCGAACATCATCAACAGATTTTTGTGGCGTCTATGACGCGCCGAATGTAAGGAAAGGGAGCGTTAACTATGAGCCAAGTGGCTATCCCGTTAGAGTTTGAAAAGTATCTGCAAAACAAGGTTTCACTCAGTCAGCCGACTGACCTCAATGAAATCATTTTTGCCATGATTCCTGATCTCGATTTGAGTCAGCCGATTGACCGCACAGTGACACTGCCGCCGCAAGGCCAATGGGTTCACCAAAAGGACGTTGACCAAATCGGCAAGTCCGGCAGTAATGCGGTGGTGTATTCGGTCGTCATTCCGGGCAGCACTGAGCCGTTCACGTTCAACGCCATGTTTTTGCGTGACAAGGCCGTGCCAAACAGTTGCGGCATGGTGGTGTATAAAGCCACTGAAACCAAAGAAACGGGCATGGCGCTAACCAAGTCCATGTTGATGCAATTCGACGGGGCCGCCGCCGCTGCGCAAGTGACAGTGGACGCCGCAACTTGGCAGATTGACTACCAAGCCCGTTTGAAAGGCATGGACGAAGACCACCGCCTGCACTGCTTGGACAATTACGGCCACACGGCGTTTATTGATGGCTTTGACGTAACCCGCCACGACGTTGACCAAACCAAGTATTTGATTGCACCGGGTGTGGTTTACCTCGGCGGCCTGCGCGTGCAACTGGCGGCGCAAATGGTGCAGACCATCACCAATAAGCCGATCACTCTGTGGCTGGATGCCTACCGAGACGGCAGCGCACTTTCCACGCATGAAAACCTGTTTGATGTGGTCGCCACCAATGACGCGCTCACCGATTACACCGACGCCGAAGGCCGCGAACATTACGTGGCAGAGCTAGCCCGGGTTGAAGCGGATGGCTCGATTACTGATTTGCGTGTTAGCGGGAAGATGAAAGCGGAGCTGGCCGAGCTTGAAGCCAAAATGTTGCGCGGTAAGGTTGGCGATCCTGAATACTCGTTCAGCGCGACACCAAAACCCTGGCAGGTGCCTGCGCGTGGAGACATGGCGCTTTCACGCGACGTCGATGCGATTCTTTGGCAACACGCTGTAGACAACAGTTTAGTGGTATCGCAAGCGCTGAAAGATGCAGACCCATTCCAATACGCTGGAAAGTACGGTGACGGTGATGGCGTTTCGACATTTACCACGCCGGATTTGCATTTGGGCACATTCTTGCGTGGTGCGCCGGAGGGTGTGGCGCATGGTGAAACGCAAGGTGACGCGATGCGAGATATTACAGCATCTTTCTACACGAACAACGGATGGATGTTCACGCAGGGACATGGAGCTATGGGTATTTTGGGAGGCCAACAAATTATGGCTAACGCGACGACAACTGCAGGTGGCGCATTAGTGGCACCTGCGGTGGACTTTAAGGCTTCCCGTGTAGTACCAACCGCAAATGAAAACCGCCCTAAAACTATCAACATCGGAGCATTCATCCACCGGGGCCACAACGGAGGCGCATCCGCATGAAAACTGCTTACGCATTCAATCCAACAACCCTGATTTTCACTGGCGCGGTGCCTGTTTCTCTGATTTCTGGATATCCTGACTACATCAAACCCAAGTTTGCATTGTGGGAACCCGCACCCGAGCACAACCCCGAAAACCAACAATGCCGCGCTGACCTGGAAAACCAAACGTGGACTGTCGAAGCCAAGCCGCAAAAAATCGCGGCATACCATAAAGAAACGCAGGCGGAAAAAGTGTTCAGCGATGTTAGCGAGGTGACGGACGATTATACGGTAGACAAACCCACTTCACCGTTCGATGAGTGGACACCTCAAGGCTGGAAAACCAACGAGCAGATCCGTTTTGAACACCGCTATGAAGAGACTGTAGACGCACGCCGCTCAGAATACACGCGTCTTTCCGACCCATTGTATATGGAAGCGTACCGATTAAAGCGCAAAGGATTGGATGACGAAGCAGAAGCCATCGAAAAGCAGGCGGATGGGTTTGTCGAAAAAATCAAAGCGGCACATCCTTGGCCGACACCGCCAGGATGGACATAAATGCTTACCCTATCCGCAACCCAAATCCCGCTGAAAGGCTTAAAAGTCACCGCCCGTCAGCAACTCGCCTGGCAGGACATGTCCGGCAGTTCTGCAGCCACTGACCAAGCCGAAACAGGCGACAAAGCCACCGTGTTGGTGGTCACTGGCACATTGCCCTTCACACAGGCCAAAAGCCTTAACCGCCTATACACACTCGCCCGCGCCAAAGGCAACAGCGCCCGCGTGATCTATCGAATTGGCAACCGCACTGCTGAAGCGCTGAAAATCAGCCAGGTGAAGTTTCAGGGCACCGTGACCGCACAGGAAGATGCCCAGCTACGTCAGTGGCACATTGCCTTTGAACTGGTTGAACACCTCAGCATTTCAGAGCGAACCGAAAAACGCGAGCCGCCAAAGCCCGCAGCACAACAAAAAGCCACAGGCGTAGCGACACCTGCGCCACCGCCAACCGCGACTGCTGACGTGCCACCGGACACCGAAGTGGAAATGACCGGCTTTATGGGCGTGCTACAAGATTTGGATAAGGCGTTGGCATGAATAACGCAAAATTTCGCATCCAATGCTGGAAAGGCAACACACTAATGGAAGTCAGCCAACATCGGCTGACCTTTTCCGATAACGCACCGGGGCGGGCGCAACTCACCATCAAAGGCGACGCAAACCCACAACAAATCATTGCTATTGAACTTGGTTGGGGCGATTCCGTTAAGCGCGTGTTTACGGGCTACATTGAGCGAGTATCACCAAGCAACCCCGGTTTCGTGCAAATCTTCTGCCGTGAACTGGCCGCCGTGCTGTATCACCAATGGCATGTTGTCATGCGTCACCCTAACTTGGCAGGCGTACTCAGCAACCTTGGACTACAAACGGGCTTGCAGTTCGTCTTTCCAGATAAAGCCTACAGCCAAACCGCGATCCCCTGCTTTTACTCAACAGGGAACGGCTACCGACTGTTAGATGAAATCGGCCAAGCCTTCAGCATTCCTGATTACACCTGGCAACAACAAGGCGACGGCAAAATTTACGTGGGCAGTTGGTCTGATTCCCATTGGGCAGACAAACCCGTTGAACTGCCAAACAACATCATGAACCCCAACCAAGCACTGAAAAAAGCCACCATGAATTGCATTCCACACCTAAAGCCCGGCGTGGTAGTGAATGGCCGTAAGCTGGCAACCGTCGAACACACAGGAACAGAGACAATCATCGAATGGACGTAAACGCGATAAAGCGCATTATCTACCGCCTTTTTCCCGAACTGACAGGCAACTGGCACCTGCCACACGCCGCCAAAGTCGTGGCCCTGACAGAATTGCCCAGCGAAGGCGATTTATCTGATCGCTTTTATCCCCACTACGCCGCAGACGTGAAACTGCTGGATGGCAAATTCATGGAGCGTGAAGACATTCCAACCCTTCAAGCCGTGCCACTGCCAGTACCAGGCATTGGCGAACAGGCCGGAAGGCTAGAACCGCCAGCCATTGGCGCAATCGTGGAAGTGGCCTTCTTCAACGGCGAACCGGATAAACCCTTCATTCGCACCGTGTTGCCACTGGGTTGCAAGCTACCCGCCATCAAAGCGGGCGAAAGCCGATACCAACAGCGACCCGGCGTTTATCAGCACGTGGACGAAAAAGGGAATTTCAGAAACATCACCGATAAGCTGGCCCAACTTCATTGCGACCTGCACGAAGTACGCGCCAAAACAGAACAAGACCACCGCGCCCCAAAGACATGGATTGGCTCAAGCGGTGAGAACGTGCTCAAGCTGCTAAGTGAACTGATGCAAGTAGTCACAGAACTGGCCGACACCTGCGCCGCCCATAAACACTCAAGCCCAGAGACAGGCGCACCAACCAGTGCACCAGATAAAGCAGACAACATGACAGGCCACGGCCAAGCATCTACCGCCCTAAAAGGCAGGCTAGATCCCATCACCAAATAAACCCACGTAAAACAAGCCACCCAAGCGCCTCACACAGAGGCGCTTTGTTTATCTTGCCCAGCCACACCGCACAAATCACGAACGCATCACCACGCGCCAAACAGCGGCCACGTAATCCGCACACGTGAACCTTTCCGCCACGTAAAACGCGCTCCTCCTCCCCTCCCGCGACGTATGCGATCTGATTTTTTTTTCAGTTTTGAATTCTGCAAAAATAAACCGCCAACCCGCACCGCTGCTGGGGCTTGGTCAATGATCAGGAATTTCAAAAAGTGCGCTTTTTTTCAGTGTTTTTCAGTTTTAACGATCACCGAAAGCGCAAGGTGCTAAACGTAAGTGATTGAATAAAGTGGAATGAATGCGGTTTACGTGGTCAAAACAGACGATCAGACGACCAAAAACAACGATCAGCAACAACCACGACAAACCCGCGCCAGCACTGGCACCGACGCCAAAAACCGACCGTTGGAAAAATTTCAAAACAGGCACACAAGAGTAACTATTATCAAGGCGGGTATAGTTTTCCTAGAGCATTAGTGCAACTTATGAGTTGGCGATGTTGGCTAACTCAACATTGCCCCAAAGTAAGTTTGAAACAGCAAACCTCGTCATTGTTGTCTCATTAGTTTTCGATAGATTTCCTAATGCCAAACGCGATTTATGTGGAAATACCCCATTTTGTCGTTTTTTCTCGTTCGCGATTATATTGCATATAGTGGTACTATATGTAAAACAATGACTTGTGAAGCAATCTAGTTTCCGTTAGATGCGTAAAAAGCCCCAAAGTGGGGTGTTTAATTGCCCCAAAGTGGGGTGTTTAATTGCCCCAAAGTGGGGTGTTTAATTGCCCCACTTTGGGATCTAATAAATTGTTATACCCTCATGAAATTGCCAGTAACGTGTGCTAAATGCATGCAAGAAGACATTGCAAATGCAATGATCACTGCCACGGTAGAGTTTAGGGATGATGGCCGTTATGAAATAAATTGCCCTAAAGGCCACTCTTCTGTCACTTTATTACAACAGCAGAAATTTGAAATTCTTTTCGATATCGGAGCCTATGCCATCTTAGATGGATACTACCGTGAAGCGGTTTCATCCTTTACTTCTTCGCTAGAGCGGTTCTACGAGTTTTTCATCAAAGTAGTATGCATCTCAAAGAATATAGATTGGGATAAAACTCAAGATGCGTGGAAAGAAGTTTCTAATCAATCTGAAAGGCAGCTTGGTGCGTTCATATTCCTCCATCTTCAAGAAACTGGAAAAAAACCTACCTTGCTAAGCAATAACAAGGTCAAATTTCGTAATGAAGTCATTCACAAGGGTAAAATACCAAGCAAAGAGCAAGCTATCCAATATGGTCAGGCAGTTCTCGATGTTATCCGGCCATTACTTAACGTATTAAAAGCCGATTACAGCGAAGCAGTAAGTAATGCTACGTTCCGTCATTTAAGTAACACCCTAACGCCATCTGACGACGGCATCCCAGTTTCTACTATGTGCATTTCAACGATAATCAGCCTTTCCAATGGTGAGCCTTCACATGATCAAAGAGGGCTGGAAGAAGCTATCAATCAGTTTCGTCGGTGGTAATGGGTTCAACAAGTCAATCAACTACGCGCCTTCGGCGCCGGACGCAGCAAAGCTGCGCCGGTTATTGAAGCGTTATAACTCAGAGGTAGTATGAGCACAGAAAATCCCATTGATTTTGCTCCGATTGTTGGAGCATCGATTGCAGCCATATCGACGATTATTGGCGTTTTCCTTGCCAATTGGTTTAATACTAAGAGTTTGAATCAAGCTCATGAAAGAGTGGTAACGCAGAGCAACAAAGATACAAAGTTGGCTAAATCAGAAGAGTTATATTTAGCATTATTTCGCTGGCATAAAGATGTGACAAACTTGTACTTGTTTCATCTTCGATATTTTGTCGGAAAGTTAGCATTCAACCAAATTAGTGAGTTGGTGACTGATAATTTCCGAGATAACAGTAAAAAGTTTGATGCTTTGACCATGCTCGTGAATGTTCATTTTCCAGAACTTAAGCCTGATTTTCAGCTAATACTGAATATGCGAGATAGTTTGACTAAATTCTTAGACGAGGATGCACCTAAGAAATATACAGTAGATGAGTTTTGCGCAGACCAAGACTGTTTTGATGCTGTCTGTGAGTCTTTCCTAGAAAAACTAGCAATTGTAGCAAGAGAGTTATAACACATATGAGCCCTTCTCCGGTCAATAGGCAATAGCTCTCTTTTGGCTGCATTCGCAGCCATTGTTTTCGAACAACAAAGTCGTCTGCTTCACTTTCCCTTACCAGAAGTTGTCTGAGCTGGGCAGTCGCAAACGTTATTCTTAACTCAAAGTTGTCCATACTCGTGTCAGCCTCATCTTTTCTGGCACGTTTATGCCCCTTTTCTTGTTAGACTTTTTACTCATTCATATCTTGTTAATCTGAATTTTCTCTACTCAAATTTATTCGCTTGAGTTGAAAGCGTAGCGTTCCTGTCGTTAGGCGACACTTTGCAGCCAAGTACCCCTTTACGCGCTCTAACTTATTGATCATTAATTGAACCAGTATGAATAAGAGTGCATTATGTAAGGGTAAGAGACGACAATTTTCGACTAATAAGCGTTAGGCAAAAGGAGTTCATTTGAAGTATTTGCGCATTGTGTTTTTGATAGCGATAGGGGGAATCGGTTTAGTGTTCTCCTTTTTACTATTAGTACACGGTTATCTAAACGGAAGTGAGTTCGTGGCGCTGTCTTTCGGGATTGCGCTGCTATCATTAATAACGGCTTTCTGGAAAGATGTATCCGAGTTATCTATTGGTGGCAATATCATTAAGCTGCGAGAAGTTAAATCTGAGCTTGAAAATACCGTTGTGGGTTTAAAATCATCAACGATTGAAATGCTTAAGATGCACATCAAATTAGTCAGAAACCCTGTGAGTAATGGCTTTTATTACGAAGGGTCTAACAAAGATGAAAGAATTGACAATTTCTGGAACATCTACGGAGTAATAAAAGACCTAGGTATTGAAAAAGAGTTGACCAATGAACTCAAAGAGACACTCGATGTTTTATTACGAAACCAATTATTTGCTCTTGGGTGCTTGTGTCGAAAAACTATCCATGAGTCATATTCAACACCATTTGACTCAACCACACAGTTACCTGCAACTCGAGACCTTCAGAAGTTAGCTGTAAAGGATGTCGAATCAAACATTTCAGCTTTGGGTTCGAATAAATCACCTGACGCGTTCCAAGACTATGTTCTTGATGGTGTGGAGTATTATGATCGGCTTTTGAAACTTTTTGAGAAATTTTCCTAACAATATTTAAGAGTGACTCACTACGCTTCAGAGGAGTTTTATAAAAATGCACGTCTATAGATATCGCTCTCCGGGGCTCTTATCTCAAAAGGGACTCATTTACGACGAATGGTATTTTGCATCTAGGGAAGAGTTAAATGATCCTATCGATATGCAGTCAAAATTTGAATTTCCAAAGGATAGTAAAAGCACTTGGTTTCGTGTCATTGAATCACTTTGGCAAAACGAAGTGTGGTCAGAGCTGGCAGCAAGATACTTTAATAGCATATGCCCCATTTCGGTGGAGCAGTTACTCGAAGAGTATGACCAACACTCAGTAAAGGTAGCTGAAAGCATATTTAAGAATAGCGTAATCAATATGGCTGATTTGCAGAAATTTGGAGAGTTGCAAAAGCAACTTAAAGCCCTGTTATCGCTTTATGCTCCTAGTGCTGGATATTCTGTTTCACTTTCAACCTGTAACAATGAAATGCTCATGTGGTCCCATTATGCATCGAGTCATACTGGCTATTGTTTGATTTATCGACCGATTAATGGCTATTTATATCAATGCCCTAGTCGTGGGAAAGATAGAGTATCAATAAGTAAGGGGCATACGAGTTTAATTGGTAACAAATTTAAGGTGGAAGAAATTGAGTATGATAATCAGTTAGAAGCCATTGATGCTTTTTATCTATTACCTTCCTACAATACTGGGTATAAGTTTGAAACTGAGGAAGAGCGTTTAGGTTTCCATGCAAAAATTCAAAGCCAATTATTAACCAAGAATAAGTGTTGGGCATATGAGCAAGAAGCTCGCTTAATGCTCCCGCAACCTAATAAGTATATTTCTAGAGAATCATCACTCACTAACTTTCAGCGTTTATTTCACTATGACTTCAGCCAAGTTGTAGGAATCATTTTTGGAGCACGCATGAAAGAAAACGAAAAGTTAGCGATCAAAGAAATAATTAATGCGAAACTAGAGAAACGATTCCGAGATTTAGGAGGTAAGTCGACAAAAACACATGTTTTTGATTTCCTATACCAACAAGCAGAGATTTGTTCATCCTCAAGGGTTGTTAGAATTAGCGACAAAGGACTGATATCAATGGGGACACATTTAACAATCGGTTCTGAGTACTATGAAAGACAACTCAAAGCTTGGAAAGAATTTAAAGGGGTAACTGTCGAAGCGGGTAGATACAGTTATGATGCGATCCCTTGA